TGCGGAACATGGAGCGCAAGCAGCGCAAGTTGCAGCGCGTCGTCATCAAGGGCATTCTGTTCCTGATTGACCCGCTAACGGCCGAAGTGTTTGACGGGATTGCCTTTGACGACAACCGCCGTCTGATTCCCGTGGGGCGCAAGATTTCAGACACTCAGATTCGTTGGGTTCTGGAGGGCAGGCCGACCTACGCTGAGGGCACCACCGTGTGAAGGTCCTCCAGCCACCCATCGCAGATGCGAGTCCAACTCTTGAACGGGAACGAGCGAACCGCTGCCTTGCGAGTATCGAGCGTCCTGACCATCTCATCCATCTTCATCGCAACCTCGTCGGTGTCAAAGGTGGGGGCCGAGAAGCCGAGTGGCATGGAGCCCGCAAAGTACTGCGTGCCCGACGGGGGAATGAACGTTGCCACATCCTCTGTGAGGAAAGAGCGGTAACTCCCCACATCCGTCACCACCTGCGGAGCGCCCGTGTACAGATGCTCCAACTGACACAGACCAAACCCCTCGCCGTCCGACGTGTTAATGCCAATGTCGGTCATGTTGTAAATCTCGTTGATCTGTGCATCCCCCAGCGTGTTCGGAGGCGCAGTGTCGACAATCATGAGGCGGTTCGCCAGTGCCTCGGGAACCAGACCTGCACGCTTCAGTTCCTCGACGTAGATGCGCTGAATGTCGTAATACGCACCCTGCTGCGGGTTCATGGCCGTGACCACCATCAGGTACACAGGTTCCTTCGTAATCGTCAGCAACTTCACGAAACCCATGATCATGGTGTCCAGACGCTTGCGCTGGCTGTTGCGATTGGCGTTCAGGAACACGATGGCGTCCATAGGAATCTTCAGGTTGCGACGGAGAGCCAGTCGCTGGTCGCGGGGCATACACGTGAACTCGGTCGCATCGATGCCGTGCTCAAGAACACCCGGAACCTTGGAGCCAGGCGTATAGGATGCGTAGGTCTCTGCCCACGACTGAGTGAAGCAGTAAATGCGGCCGGCGTTCTTGTTCATGAGGTCAACCAGTGGCTGGGCAATTCCGTGGTAGACCTGGTCCACGTAGAGCCACAACTTGAACGGCGCGGTGGCCTTGTCGTACTTCATCGCCTCGATGAACTTGCAGATGATGAGCGGGTCATTGTAAATCATCACCACGTCAGGGCGGACCATCTCCAGGTACTCGGCAATCTTGTTGAACCCAAAGCCCTCCTCGCGCGGGTCCTCGTTGGACGCCGCATCATATCCCACAATTCCTTCGGGGAGTTTACGAACATTCTTGCGGTCAGGGTGGCGCTGGAATCCAAAGTGGAACGTCTTGACCTTCGGGGCCAGAGACGCGACCTGACGAAGAAGGTTGTAGGCCACCTTTGCATAGCCTGTGGTCTGGTCTACGTGAGTACTGACAAGAACGAAGCGCATTGTATCAATTCTCTCGGCTCTGTATAAATAGAATGCAGGTCAACTCTGCCCAGGATTACCTCACCCAGTACAAGCGCCAGGTGATTTCCAAGATCTACGTGGCTGACCCGCCGTTCGGCAAGAACAAGGTTCCGTCCACGTACCTGAGTTTCAAGGCGAATAACGCGTCGCGGCACCAAATGACTGTGGCGGCCGCATGTCGCGGAAACAACACGTGCTCCCAGTTAGGCGAGACCACTACGTCGCAGTGTTGTTCGCAGAGTGGTGGTGTTCTCTATTAAACAATGATGTTCCTTAACTACAAATGCCTGGTGCGCTTCTCCAGTTGGTGGGCGTTGGGGCTCAGAACGAGTTGGTCAATGGCAACCCGTCCATGACCCACTTTCGCAGCACCTACAAGCGCCACACGAACTTTGCCATGGAGCATATTCGTGTGGACTTTTCGAGTTCCAACCTTAACTTTGACGTGGCACAGACACGCAAGTTGTCGGCCCGTATCGACCGCTACGCCCAGTTGCTCAATGACTGCTACGTGGTTTTGACGCTCCCCGACATCTGGTCTCCTCTGGCCCCGTTGACCGTGTCACCTCCCACTGGGTACGATGCTCGGTGTACGGCAGTTGGCTACGAGTTCCAATGGATTCCCAACATTGGCTACAACCTGATTGATACCATCGACATCACCATGAACGGACAGGTCATCCAGACGATTCCGGGCGAGTGGCTGAAGTTGTATTCGCACTTGACGGTCGACGCCTCGAAACATCTGATTGTGAACCAGATGGTCGGCAATGTCCCCGAGATCTACGACCCAGCAAACGCCTTTGACCGTCAGGGACAATATCCGCACGCAGTGTCGTATGCGACCCCGGCGTACGATGCGACGGGTAACCTAATCTTTCCGGGCGCCACAATCCCAGAGCCCTCCATTCGTTCTCGTCAGTTGGTGGTGCCCCTCCATTTCTGGTTTTGCGAATCCGCGGGGTCGGCATTGCCACTGGTGTCGCTCCAGAACACAGAGGTCTACATCAATGTGACGCTCCGTCCTCTGAACTATCTGTACACGATCATTGATATTGTGCCCACATCTCCCACCTACGGCCAGCGCATTCGTCCAACGGGGTCGTATCCCTTGAACCTGTTCCTGACGCCGACGCTGCCGAACGGGAGCCCAACGAATGCAGGTGTTGCAAACTTCAACCCCGACCCGTATCTGGAGTGCAACTTCTTCTATCTGACGGAGATGGAGATGGCGCAGTTGGCCCAAGCAGATCATAGTTACATGCTAAAGGAAATCAGTTACGTGGGTGCAGAGGGTCAATACGGACCCAATACGGACCTGCTTCTTCCCATGCGCAATCTCGTGACGCGCGTGTCATGGGTTGCTATGCGGTCTGACAGCATCGCGACCAATGCGTGGGATAATTACACCAACTGGCCCAACCCGAAGCGCGCACCGTGGAGTGCCAATACCTCGGATATAGCGACAAGCCTGTATGCATCGGGGCAGCAGCAGGTGACGTCCGTGTTCCCCAAGGATATCGTGGTCGACGGAACCATTCTCTTTGACGGCAATGAGCGCCTGCAGGTCAAGCCGTCCGAGTACTACTCTCTTCTCGAGACCTACCGATTTTCGACAGGAACGGCCCCGTGGCAGTTGCCTGGCATCTACATGTACTCCTTTGCCCTGAACAACAATGAGTACCAGCCATCGGGAGCCGCGAACGGAAGCAAGATTAACAAGAGTGTGTTGCGACTGACGCTACAACAGCCACTGCCCGCCTCCAATCAGACCTTTCAGTTTGTAGGTGTGGGTGGAATCACGGGGACCACGCTGACGCTGACGTCGGGAGGACCGTTCGTGGTTGGCGCTATCCTGTCGGGAACGGGAGTGACTCCGGGAACCACCGTCACTGCAGTGAACGGGTCCACGTACACGGTTACGCCCTCACAAACGGTACCTCCCGGAACTGTGATTATCGCAACACTCCCCGCGCCCACCACCACAACCGTATGCGTTCTGAAGTCAACGGCATTGAGCACGAACCCCGTTGTCATTCCACCTGGCCAACTGTCGCTGTACACACCTGACCAGGTCTTGACCATTGTACAGAACACGAACAATGCCACAGTGGTCTTTGCGTACACCTACACGGTTCGCGCATACGTTGAGTCGTATAACTATCTGCGTGTCGTGAGTGGTCTTGCCAATCTTGTGTTTGCTTCTTAACAATATGAGTAACCCGCCTCCCGTAAAGGTAAGCCCTCGGCCGACCGCTCGTGATGTCGGTGTGGTTGAACTCCCAGCCCAGCAGGTTCCGTTGTCCACAATCCCGCAGCCGCCGTCCTACACGTTTCCAACAAAGGACACACGTGGAATTCGCATTGTGAATGCGACCTTTGTCTATGGGCAGCAGAGTGTCAATTGCATCAAGTACATTAAGCCGCATATTTCGTATGGCTACGTCGAGTATCCCATGAAGTCACTGCTTGCTGACCTGAAGGAAGCACGTGCGATTGTGGATGTCGACAATGCAGACGCCCTCAAACTGAACCCTCCCAAGTTGTTCGTCAAGTACTTTGACGCGGAGGGAGTGGTGCAAGCGCCTGAATTTGGAATGGAGGACATTATCATTCTCGGAAAACTCAGCGCGTGGGGGTTGTTCATGAAGAAGCCTGGAGAACTCAGTTGGCAGGGTGCCCTGATTGCAGGACGCATTCAGTTCTGGTTCGCAGTGGCTGCATTCTGTATTCTGATGGTTGTGTGGTCGTACAAGATATGGACGCACATGTACGACATGAACCTGACGTTCACAAATGCGACGTCTGACCACTTCGGCGACTACGGTATGATCTTTGCACGAATCGCAGGGGCGGTTGCGCCCTTTGGCGGAACTCGGTATTTCATGGCCTTCATCACGGCCTTTGCTCCAGTGTGGGCATTCTTTGGTAACTTCACATTCTGGTACTTTGTCGACAGCCGGTTGAAGTCCAAACTTCCAGATGGACCGCCAATGGGGTTGCCGTCCATGCCGTCGATGCCGTCGATGCCGTCCATGCCCAGCGGCGCTCCGAGTCTTTCACAGTTATGGGCCATGCGGAAGGGTGCGTCGGCCGGTACTTCTTCCGGACCTTAAACAATGCTCGACGGTATCTGGTTCGCAGCAGGCGTTACGTTCGGTCTGTTGCTGTCGACAGTCGTCATCCCGCCTCGTCGCACAGTCTCCAAGGTTCCCGACCCGATGGACAGGGACATTGTGTACCACACGGACACGGGGTGTGTCCACGTCGAATCCACCGAAGTTCCGTGCACGTCCGAGACAGACTCCTTCAATCTTTTGGCCTCACTTAAGAAGTAAGGGAATGCTGAACATCACCTCTGCAATCGAACGGGCCAAACCGTTCTTTTCCTTTATTGTCGGTCTGGGACTCGCAGCACTGCTGTTCCATCGCGACTTTGTGACCCAATACACGCTTGCGCTGCCACTAGACGACCTGCGGACCAAGACGAATCGGGTCAATGGCAAGTGCTATCGCTACCGCGTGGAAGATGCGGCGTGTGAAAAGATGCCTTCAGTATAAACAATGGACAGCGATTCGACCTCTTTGGATGCCTTGCTGCCGTCGCCTCAGGGACCCCAGTCGGCTCCCCCGATTATCCCGATGCCGTCGACCGAGCAGACGACGCAGGGGTCGATGATTCCGACGTTCAAGCCAACGCTGCCCCAGATGGGATTCATGTTCCGCAACTTGAAGTTGTACTTTTGCTTCTTCGTGGCCGCGGCGGTCATTTCCCTGTCGACGCCGCGCAACATGCTGCTTCAGTATCTCCCATCCATGTACACCAGCGGAGGCGTGGTGTCGTGGCAGGGTGCGGGTGTTCTGGGCGCTGCCGCCGTGGTGATTGCCCATCTGTTGTCCGTGTTCCTCGGTAGCCTGGGGATTTAAGAGACTCGGGGGTGAATAAGCAATGGACCACCCTGCCTGGGTCTATCCCAACATCTGCCTAGGCGCGGGTGCATCCTTGACCCCCTTCTTCGTCAATACAAATCAGGTCACGCACGTCATTAACTGTGCCTACGCCGACAACTCACCTGCGTGGTTTCGGCGCTCGTACCCTAGTCGTTACGCACAACTCGACGCACACGATTCCACACAGGTGAAGATTCTGGACTGGTACCCTGCGTTCGAGTCGGCCATGCGCACGTTCATCCGTGCTCCCAATGCCGTGGTGTTTGTGCACTGTCAAGCAGGCATTAACCGTTCGGCGTTCCTGCTGCTGTACTTCATGTGCAAGAACTTTGGGTTGGATTTCCCGACGTTGCTGGCGGCAGTTCGCAAGCAGCGTCCCCAGATTTGCCAGAACCCTGCCTTTATGGCTGAGGTCACTGCAGCATTGGGGGCTCAAAAGCCATCTACATAATCAACAACAATAGACACCATGGATGTGTTCAAGGTGAGGCGGATACGGGAAACGGGATCGGCGTCCATCGGGACGCTCGATTCGGTTCACCAGGACATTGTTCAGGGACTGCGGGAAACCCAGTCCAAGGCGGATGCAGATGCAGAGTTGACGAGTTTGCGGGAGAAGATTGCGTCCGTGCAGGGCTCGAACGAGATTGGAGACGTGATTCAGTGCTCGCAGTGGGAGGCCCGCGTCAAGGAGTTGGAGCAGGAGGCAGTACAATCCGACCCCGTGCAGGAGTACTATCTGAAGAACATGGATATCTTGATGGGGTACTACAATCGCGATTCAGGAGGGACATCTGCCACGACGGTTGCACCCAAGGATGCCCATACGTTCCTGAAGTTCTTTGCGACTGCGCCCAGCACGGATACGGGGTCCACGCGCAAGCAGATGTTTGACGAGTACGTGGCCCGCATGAAGTTGGGCACCACACCTGAGATGACGCAGTTGCAGACGGAACACTGTTCTGGATGCAATGTGGCGCGCGAGGAGATTTCCTCCGAGGGCATTTTGGTGTGCCCGAAGTGTGGCTCAGAGGAGTACTCGCTGGTGGTCTCGGATTTCCAGTCGTTCCGTGACCCACCCAAGGAGCGGAACAATTACGCGTACAAGAAGATCAACCATCTCAACGAGATTCTGAACCAGTTTCAGGCCAAGGAGTCTACCATGATCCCGGAGGAGGTGATGAACGAGGTGGTGCTGGAAATCCGCAAACGTCGCATCGACAATATTGCCGACCTGACGGAGAAGGAGATACGCGAGATTCTGAAGAAGTTGGGGCGGTCCAAGTACTACGAGCACGCGGCCCACATTCTGTCGCGCTTGAACGGGAACCCGCCACCGACCATCACGCCCGAGATTGAGGAGAAGATCCGCGCAATGTTCCAGGAGATTCAGGCGCCGTTTCTGCTGTACTGTCCCAACGACCGCACGAACTTCTTGTCCTACTCGTACATCCTGTACAAGTTCTTCGAGTTGCTGGACCTCGACGAGTACAAGGTGTATTTCCCGTTGCTCAAGTCTCGAGACCGCTTGATTGCACACGACCATATATGGCAAAAGATATGCGACTATCTCCACTGGGAATTCATTCGCAGCGTGTAATAATGAAGCCGATTGGATATATCATTCTCGTCCTCATACTTGCCGTTCTCGTATATGCGAGCAGGGAGCAGATGACGGTCACGGTGACAGACGACCCCCCTCGCGCGATGCAACCCGTTGCACCCCCGACCTTCGACCTCGGCGTTCCTCCGCCGATGACAGTATCCCAGCCCGACCCTGTCCCCCCGTCTACGACGCAATTGCCCCCATCCTTGCCGTCCTATCCCCCTGACTTCCCGGCAATAGACTCGCCTTCAGTGCCAAAGGCAACTGAAAGCCCTGAACTTGCAAT